CTCGGGGGTAACTTTCCCAGCATGGCATTATTAAAGAAAGAAAAGGGCGAACAAAAGCTATCTGATGCGCTGGCCATCATCATAATTGAAACATCGCTTAGTTTTGGCGATGGCATGAACGAGAAAACAGCACTCGACCTGGCCACGGAGATACTGGTCGATTATTATTACTTAAGCCTGGAGGATTGCTTTGTTGTACTCAACCGTTTGAAGCGAGCGAAGGTTTTCAAGTTCACCATTAATGTGGTTTTAAATGCCTTTGAAAGCTACGATAAAGAGCGTTTAAAAATGATTGATGATAACAGTTACAGCCAACACTTAAGCATTAAAGAAGGAAACCCGATGATCAGAGGAAGCGAAAAACTGGCAACCAGGTATAAAATTAAAAAGAAGTAGTTGGAAAGTTACAGCAAGTAACTTATTTTTGTAAAACAGCGTACATAAAAAAAGCCCTGCGTATTTCTACAACAAGGCCTCCCGGACAGAGGTAAAAGTAGTAAAATTTGTGCAGATGGCTTATAACAGGAGGAATATTTTACAACGAATTATTGATATCCAGAACCTCACCCTGGAACATACCCACAAAGGTGTGACACAGGAATATGTATATAACAATATCATTTACCCTCTATATAAAATATCACGGTCAACATATTATAGTTATCTTGGAACTCCGGCAAAAAGGGAACTAAAGGATATGAACCTTAACCAAAAGAGACAATTACAGTTATTTTAACTAAACACCTTTATATGAGAACAAAAGCGGAAACTCAGAAAAGAAAGAAAATTGTTAATTCAATTATTGTAATAATCAGTTTGTTAATAGTTGGATATATAGTAAAAGGACTCTATGATATAAAACAAGTTGAAAAAATCGAAAAAGCAGAAAAAGCGTATCGGATATCTATGCGTAATAAATATAGTATCATAAACAAAAAGAAAGTAGGCACAACGGTTAAGATTTCGTTAGATATTCAATTAAATGAAAGACTAAACAAAATGGAGCTCGAAGAGCTTGGTAATTTTATTAAGAAAGACGAAGCCAGGTATTTTAAGACGGCATACATTGGGTTCTATTTAGAAGAATTAGGCTTTTCGAATGGATATTGGGCTACTACCCATTTTACACCAAATATGGAAGTTTGGATAAGTAATAAATAAAGCAACAAGCCCCAACCGTTCAGTTTGGGGCTTTTTTTATTAAACCATATTATACTCCACTAAAGCCTTATAGGTTAGCTCCAGCTCATACCGTTTGCCCTGTTTGGTAAAATGCTCACCGGTCAGGCAAATGTTATTCAAATACTCCACCCCATCTTCATACAACTTTTTCTTTGCTGCATGCATCCATGCCAGGGAGGATTTAAGGTCATTGAGTTTTGGGCTGTTTTTATGGCTGCTGTGAAAGGACATGCCGGTGAGTTGTACCGTAAATGCAATATCCGCATGTAAAGTATCATCACCCTGCTGCTTCCAATCAATGGGCGGCAGTTTTACCAGTGCGGTTGGTTCACAGCTTTCCTGATCACCGGCATCCGGGTGATCCTGATCCACCATGTCGATGTACTTCAGCTCCGGCACTTCGGCCAGCTTATTTTCAATTGCCAGGTATAAGTCAATCATATTAATAGTGCTTAGTTGTTAGTGTATTGGGATTAGTATGTCACTGAACTTTATCATTAATTCTTTTTGTTACCTCCTTGTTGATTTTATTGGTCAACACCCGGGATGGGCCGACAAACCGTCTTTGCTTCACACGCCTGGCGCCTTTGCCAAATACCTGTATTTTACCGCCGTCATTATGCACCTGTGCATAAGGTTTATCGCTTCGGATAACTACGTTGCGGGCATAGGTATACCGGATGGAGTTATACAATTCTTTGGAGGGACCAGATAGTATTTTACGGGTGGTAGCTGCACTGCTATAGTTTAGGCGCTTTTGACGTTTGGCACGGCGTGTGGTACCATCACGGTTACGGGCAATCCGTACCGAGGTTCTTTTCTCTCCGGTGTAATTAAAACCATACCATTTGCTTTCCTGGTCGCGGCGTTTGACATCCGGCCAGGGCTCATCCTTTTCGGCATTATTGGAAAAAGCCTCATCGTGAAAACTTTGTTTGTAATGCCTGACTGCCTCCGTTCCTACAATGCGCTGCACACTGCCATCATTTAAGAAACGCTGTAGCCGGTTCAGCTTATCAATTAGTCCTTTCATGAGTATAGTATCAAGTAGTGAGTATCAAGGGGCAAGATGATTTACAGCTTGAAAATATCTTGTGTCTTATTTCTTGATACTTAAATCTAATTTTAATGCCTTTTCAAAATGGTTTAAATAGCGTATATTTGTATTGGTAAAGGACGTTACATTTATGTAATGGTCTATTACCTCCCTAAAAGCCTTGTCATTTCGATGGCAGGGCTTTTAGCTTTTTAAGCTCTTCCATGGGCAGGCGTATCACCTTACGGCCTTTGATTACCCAAATATTCTCCAACTCTGAATGATTAAGGCCCTGACCTTTTATGGCTCTGAATAAATCATGATCGCTGATACCAGATCGGATATCTAAAACAACAGTATTGGCCTGTTTGGCTGCATCCTTCACCTCTCGTTTAATGGCGTTAATTTTATTAGCCCGGTTGGTTTTAAACTCAACTGAAAGCTTCCTGTTCAGGATAAAGGCATCAGGATTTTTAAGTTTATTCTTCATAAACTCAAACGGCATCAATTTTTCCCTGAGTACTTTTAAGTCCTTCACTTTCGTGCGCGGGTCAATATTAGGCAACAGCCATACATTGTCTCCTTTATCGGCCAGCTTTTTAGCCGTTCGCATATTGTCGCTTAATTCATCCGCCCCATGCAAATGATGTTTGTAAATACGCCCGCCTTTTGCTGATTTATACATTTGATGATACCCTTCTTTATTAAGTGCCTCAGCAGCTTTAAAGAGCTTTTTCTTTTCGGCCCTGGTGGTGTTAACCTGGTAACTGTGATTATCAGAAAACACCTTGCCGGTATGAGCCGGATTCCCCTCAAGCCCTTTATCGGGTTTCACCGTCTCCGTTTCCCAGGGAGTATTGGTCGGTTTCTCGTTGGTTGGTTCGATACCGCACTGGCAACCCCACAAAGAACCGGGCATGTGATGTGCCCAAAAGGTATCGCTATATGCCCACACCTGACCGTAAAATGGTTTATGCCCTTCACGCGGATGAGCTGCTGTAGAAGGCACCCACCGGAGGTTAGCGTACAAATCTTTGTTACGTTCATACTCCTTAAACTGACGGGTGATCCTGGCACGCTTAAGAGCCGTGCCGTGTTCGGTTTGTAACCAGGTGCGGTTGTATTGGCCGATTACCTTTTCACTGTCCTTTCGGAAGGTGTTAAACGGTTTCGCCTGCCCTTCTTTGTCATGGAGCAAGGCCACCAGGTCCTTTTGAAAATGGTGGTTTTTAAAGACCGAAAAAACAGCATTGTTATTCTTCAGCTCGTTGATAAACTCCCAATCCGGATCACCCCACTTAACCACTCCAAAACCTTTATCAATAGCATTGTTTAGGGTTTGATGCGTTATTTTGAAAAGCTTTGGGTGGATATCGCCGGGCTTTTGATACAGGCCGCTGTGAATATCAAACAAGGCTTCCTCTTCATCCGGAAGCAATTCAATACGCTCAAGTGGTGTGGATCCACTTTTAAAATATAACTGATCTATTTCAGCCCTGAAGGACTCATGATTTGTATTGAGAGCTCCAGGGCCTATGCGAAAAAACCTTTTAAAGTATCGTAGAAGTTACGGGCACTACTTTCAGGCTCACCACTTTTACCTTTTGCCTTTTGCTTTTCCTTGCCTTGTGGTATGGGCTTTGGCTCGCTATTCTTTTTACCTGCTTTTTTTGCACCACCCTTGGGTACAGGGATATCATAAGTATCGTAGAAATATTCTGGCTCAATCTCAACAATATCATTTAGTTCGGTATCCCTTTCCAAGCGTTCTTTAGGTGATAGTTTATCCTCATCAGCAAAAGAAAACTCACCATCGCCCGGGTTATAACCATGCATCTCAAGCAGCTCTTTAAAACGGCCATTTAACAGCATTAAAACTTCGCGGTCATCGGCTTTAAATATGTCGCTCTGTTCCTCTTTATGCACATCCGCTTTATACTGGCCACCCTTATCACTTGTGGTTAAAGTATTGCCCAGGAATATTTTTGCAATTGCATTTTCACGGGCAGTCTCAAACTCCTTCATACTGCCCTTGCTGTCGCCAATGTTGTTAGGCAGTATTTCTACATTCGTTCCTTCAGGATGAACGATAGCCGTACCACTGTTTTGGTTTTCAAAAGTATCTTCCAGCTCTTCCTTGGCCTCTTTATCGTGACGCGGATAGGTTCCTTTTTTAAGAGGCTGCCCAAATATCTCGTTAAGGGTTGCCCAGTCAGCCGTATTGTTCCGTTTATAGATGATATGAGGAGCCGCTTCCAATAAACGTCCCATCTCTTCGGGCTCACCTACCTCTAAGACATAATGATTAAGCGGCGTTTGGGTATAATCAGTGCCATTGATGTCGTGTTGCTGATATTTGACAATATGCTTCTCGGGTACCACATGGCGGCGGTCGATTAATTTAACTTCTGGCTTTTGTTTTCCCGGTAAAGAGATATCACACCATAGAACCGTGTAACCATAGGGCACCCGGCTAATCATCAGCTTTAATAACTTATGCGTAAAACCCGACTTGATTAAACCGTTAATCAAATCATTCTTTTTACCATCGGCACTAAATACCAGGCGGCGGTTGAGTATGTTAAGCTCCCGTTTATTAAAAACCGAGATATACTGGTCGTCAAGTGCCAGGTTCTTATAAAGATTATGAAGGTATGAGCGGTCGGGATAATCAACGCTTTCTGCCCTTTTAATAGCCTGTGTCCATTTACTTAAATCAATGGGTTCACGCTTGGGGGCAATGGTTTTTATTACAATTTTATCGGACATGCGTTCCAGTATCAAGTAGTTAGTTTCAAGTATCAAGATTTCTTGTGTCTTGTATCTTATTTCATCAGAAATAGTTATTACGTGAGGGGGCCCGGTTGATATAGCTTATGGAGCGGGTTTCATCAGTTTCCACATTCAGGTCTTTTAGCTTGCATCCAACCAATGGAATGGTATGGCCTTTGGGTGCGGTTCCTGCAATCAGTTCCAGGTCGCGGCGGGCACTGTCATACCTTGTTTGAATATCTTCAGGTGTGCTTTCCAGTACACCATAAAGCCTGAATACAGCAATGTCTTTGATAAGTCTTAAAACGGTTGTATTTCGTTCAGCTCCTACCTTACTGTATATATCATCCACATCGTACTTGATGCCTAAGAAGTTTTGAGCTTCACCCAATGCCAAACCAATGGCCGTATCAATACGGGTATCATCACCACGTGTGATTGACTCCAGTACCTCTTCGTATAGTTCCGATTTTAAATCATCTTTGGTTAAGAATGCCATGCTTTTTTGATTTAGTATCAAGTATCAAGACGTAAGACACAAGACTATTTACATCATGTAAATCATCTTGATACTTTGTACTTGATGCTTATATCTTTCATAATTAATACCTGTTACTCCGCCGTTTGCCTTTGGTGGATGTGTTCTTTGCCCCATCGCTCCGGGATTTACTTTTATTTAGCTTGGCTACACCACCCTGAACAGCATCAGGGCCGTCATCGTTTGCGCCACTACCTTTTTCGAACGGAAGAAACTGGTCATCCCATAGCGTTGTAAAGTCCTTATCCTCTTTTCGGCGAATATCAAAAATGATATTGCCCCGATGAAAATAGGCCTCCAGCCCCTCGATGCGATCGTACTTGTTGGGCTTACTATCCTCATCGGCCTGAACGGGTATGTAATAGTCTCGTTCTTCGCCTTCAGCATCAAAGTCATTGACAAACTCATCCTGGGCAAACAAACCTTCAATCCAGTATTGTACCGGGTAGCGTTGCAGGTTGAGTTCCTCATACAGATCATAGAGCCATACGGCCGCATCGGCACGTGAAGCCCTGCGCAGAAACACCCGCAGGATGTAAAACTTTTTGCCTTTACGGCCAATCAATACCAGGGCTTTGTAGTCACCTTGATTCTTATAAGACAGGTCACCATACACAACCAATGAATCGTACTGGTTGATGCGGGGAACACTTTCCCACCGGGCATGTTCCTGTTTAAAAATAGTGCCGTCCTGAATGTGCTTATGCATGAACTCACGCATAAAGCTGCGATGGGTTGAGTTAGCATAGAACTTTCGCCAATATTCTGAACTTGTTTTTTCAGGCCATGCCGCTTTAAATTCCTCCAGGTTGTTAACGGCCTTAACCGTTAGGATAAAGTGCTCAATCTCCTCTTTGGGCTTATCCTTATTAATGCGCTTAAATTCCTTCTTGAGCTGATTAATAATGGTGTTTTTGTGGAAGTTATTATTGGCAACCACGAACCGCCTGGTTGAACCTTCGCTTTGATCGAAAGTACCTTTTAAATCTTCCCACACCCATTCATACGCCTCGCGGCTCAGTCGATCGTTATTACACCGCTGCTTGGTATCCACGTCATCCACCACAATGTAATCGGGGCGGTCGTTCCCCTCGCGCAAACCACGAACTGACTGGCCGATACTGGCCGAAACGAACTTAGCACCATCAGAAGCTGTGAAGTCACCATCTGCCCAGGAGCCGTATTTAAACCGACGCCCATAGTCATTAATAAGCCGTTTGTTATGCTTAAGCTGTGCCTGGATATCAGACAAAAGCTTCTTTGATTTGGGGTCTGTTTGCCCAATCAGTAACATGAAGCGCAGTTTTTTACGCATATAGAGCCAAAGCGGGATACCCATATCCAAATGCACGGACTTAGCTCCTGAACGATAGATTTCGCCCAACAAGTCTAATACATCATGCTCATCAATGATTTTGGCCATGCGCTTATGAAACCAGGCACATGGTACTTTGGCATAAGTCGGAAAGTAATATTCAAACCATGACGCATAATCACCCTCCAGCTTCTTTACCCGCTTCCGTTTATCGCCAGGTGTTTCGGCAATATCAATAGAGGTAGATTGCTCAATAAGCAAACAATGCTGTTCATAGTCCTTTAATATGGTCTCCAGTTTTTTACTCACGACTCAAGGCTTGCTTTATGGTGAATAAACAGCTTGTGAAACTCCAGGAACTTAACGGCCATCTGAGGATCCTGCCGGGCCATCCAGTTATCAAATTCCTTAAAAACAGTAATGACCACCTGAACCGATGTTTTGGCAGATACCGTTTCAATAACCTTACTGATCTTAACAAGGGCATCGGCATCAATGGTGGCTTTCTTACCTTCAGCCACTAGCTTCAGTTGCTTAAGTAGAATTTCCTTAATCTTATGGGGGGCACTTAACACCTCGGCACGGCGTTCGTCCCAGTCTTTTTCACCGGCACGCCCTTTGCGCCAGTTGCTCACTGTTACCTCTGACACTTCCAGTTCTTCAGCAATGGCTTTCCCATTCATGCCCTCCTCGATGAACATGCGTTCGCCCAGTTCACGTTTCTTCTTATTTGACAGTCCTGCCATGTACTTTTTATCACAAAATTGCTGAAACCAAAGGGCAGAATAAAGGCGTTTTTCATGGCTTGCACTAAAGAGTTTTAGGGTTGGACTATTGTTTTTTTTATCCCCTAAATGCTTGGATTTTTGCCCTGAACAAAAATGAAACACGCATAAGCGAAGCATTGAAAAAGTAACGCACACATGGCATTTACATTTGTAATAACTGATGAATCAATAAACAGCTACGGGACCCGGATCCTGAGTGATGGGATTGATGCAACCGACTTCTTAAAAAACCCGATCGGTTTGTGGAATCACTTCCGAAACTGGAAAGGCACTAAGGATGAAGTGCTGCCCATCTGTCGTTGGGAGAACCTGCGAAAAGAAGGTAAAAAATGGCTGGCCGATGCCGTGTTTGATGAAAAGGATGAATTTGCCCAGAAGATTAAAAGCAAAGTTGAGCAGGGTATTATCAGTACTGTCAGCATTGGGGTACGAATCATTACTGTTTCAGAGGCTAAGAGTGTGCTTGTAAAGGGTCAGACCCGGCCAACCATCACCCGTTGTATGCTTCGAGAGATATCTATTGTTGACATTCCTGCCAATAAAAATGCGTGTAAACTTTACGATGTTTCAGGTGATGAGATTAACCTGAATGAAGGTGATCCGAGTGATGTTTTACCAATATTAGATACCAAGAATATGGACTTGAAAGAATCTGTAATCCAGGAAATGAGCCTTAAGGATTCATCGGATGACGCCATGAAAACGGCGCTTCGAAATGTCATTGCCAATGCCGGTAAAGTTACCCAATTGGAAACAACCAATCAGGAGCTGAACGATACGGTTACAGACCTGATCGGTAAGCTTAAAACTTATCAGGATGCTGAGAAGGAAGCCGAGAAGCAAAAATGTGTCGACCTGGTTGATCAGGCAGTGACTGATAAAAAGATCACTGAAAAACAAAAACCGCGCTACCAGTCATTGGCTGAAAAGGACTATGACAGTACAAAGGCCATCCTTGACGAAATGCCGGGAGCTAAAAAGCCTGAGACAGGTGATGAGTTCTCGGAAGGCGAGGAAAGTGCCTGGGACAAGCGCATGAAAGAAATTAACGCACGTAATTAATAAATATCACAATGAAACGATTTAAAGCAATTGTAGCCTTATTGGTGTCGCTGATCCTGTCTTTTGTATTTGGGTCATTACTTGCCACCTGGTTAAGTACCGATACGTTTACCGTACACCCGATGGTGGTGGCGGGTATTCTCTTTATTCTGTCATTAATCCCCATGCCTAAAGGTGTTCTGCCAATGGCCATCACCATTAATTCTGCCTATGCCGGTGAAGTGATGGAGGAGCTATTGGTGAAAGCTACCACAGGTAATGAGTTGGTGGATGGCGGACACATCCGGCTGGAGCCAAATGTGACCGATAAATTTTACATTCCAAGGCTTAAGACCGGTAAGATGCTTCAAAAGGTGAAGGAGCAACCGGAGGATTCGGATAGTAAGGGTGACTTTAATGTTGATGAAAAGGTATTGAAGCCTGAAGAGTTCATGGCCTTTACAACCTTTAACCCCAAGAGTTTCGAGAAGTTTTGGCGTAAGCATCAACCTAAAGGACCTCTGGTATTTGCGGAGTTACCTCCCCATGTACAAAATCAGTTGTTAGCGGAGCTGGCCAAGGTGGTTGATTTTGAATTGGGACATGAATTCATCAATGGTGAATTTGGTGCCGGGGCTAACCAGTTCTTTAATGGTATCCTGACCCGCATTGTGGCTGACACAGATGTATTGAAAACAGCTGCCCCAACAACTGTGGCCATAACTGTAGATAATGTAATCCCAAAGTTAAAGGCTGTTCGTGTCATGATCCCCAAGGCCCTTCGCAAGAAAAAAGGCCTGAAGATTTTCATGAGCATTGAGGATGCCGACCTTTATGATGACGCTTTGACAGCGCAGCCCAACAAGGGTAAGAATCACACCGATACCAATGAAGAAAGGTACAAGGGTATTCCTATTGTTGCCCTGGCCGACTGGCCAAAGGATGTGATTGTAGCGGCTGTGGCTTCAACAGATTTAACAACCAACTTCTGGGGTGCTGTATCCTTTATGGATGATTATGACACCATTCAGATTGATAAGCTGACCAATGCCGGTGAGAAGTACTTCTTTAAAATGAAGATGAAAGCGGATACCAACACAGCCTTTGGCGAAGAGATTGTGTTGTATGATGCACGCCCTTAAAGACCTCTTTAACTCTTCCCGGAACCACCGGGCGGAGAATTATATCTAATTGATTAAGAAATGAAATCTATGCTTGATAAGATAAGTACTGTGTTGCCACCAACCACCGGAGGTGTGATAGGCGCAGTTGTTAAAGGAGCTCACAGTATAGCAGAGTTAAACATTGAAAGGTACGTGGATGTAGCTATTAGCGCGGCCATTGGCGCCACAGTAGGTTATGTTATCAAGCTGGTTTTAGACTGGATTAAAAACAAAGTAAGATGTCAAAAATCAAAAAAATAGCGGAGGCCAACTTTAAGCTTTATCCAAAGCGTGATAAGCAATTCATCTTTTCTGATGGGGTATGTTTCTTCCGCGAATCTCAGGCAAAAGACCACGCCAGATCATCAAAACAGAAGTACGAAACCGTTACTCGTGAGCCTAAAAAAGGTGGCACCGTAGAAATGACCAAAGAACAGGCGGAAAAGACGCTGATGGGCCTGGAACTGGATAAAAGTGCCGATTACGAACTACTGGGCGACCTGGTGGAAGCTTTAGAATTAAAGCCGGAAGGCAAGTCGAAGGATGACAGGATCAAGGTACTGTTACCCGTAAGAAATGATCTCCTTGGTATTGATAACCAATAAAACGACTAGATTATGCCAGTACCAGGAGTAAGTGTAAATATATCAAACGGCAACCTTGGCGGGGTAAACTTTGTAGATGATTCAATCACCGGAATAATTTTGTCAGGCGTTGCCTTGACTGATTGGCCTCTCGGAACGGTAAAGGTGATTTTTTCATTAAAGCAAGCTGAGGATGCAGGTATCGTTGCATCAGTTGTTGATACGTCTTTTGCTCACAGGGAGATTAAAGAGTTTTACGATAAGGCCGGTTCAGGTCAGGAGCTGCATGTGATGTTGGTTGCTGATACGACTCAATTGGCTTTTGCCTGCGACCAGGTGAACCCGATGCTTAAAAAGCTACTTCAGGAAAGTGGCGGACGCATTAAGCGTTGGGGTGCCAATATTGCCAAACCGGATGATTATGTACCTGTTTTGACCAAAGGTATTGATCAGGATGTATTGGATGCAGCTACCAAAGCCCAGGAGCTTACCGATGCTTTAGCGCTTAATTACATTTTTACCCGTGGCTTATTGCCCGGAAGGGATTATCAGGGTGCGGCTTCATTGGACGACCTGACGCAACGGGCGGAGAATCGTGTTGGCATTTGCCTGTTAGGGGATATTGGCAATAAAGAAGCCCGTATTGGGTTCACATTGGGCTGTATGGCCGCTAATAGTGTACAGCGAAAGATTGGAGCTGTTGAAGATGGTCACATGGGAATTAATGAGTGCTACCTCACAGACGGTACCACCAAAGCAGAGGAGATAATCAATGTGCAAAATACCATTTACGACAAAGGTTACATCCTTCCGATCGTTCGCCCAGGGCGGGCAGGGTATTTCTTTGCCGGCGATCCCACAGCCACATCAAGCACCGATGATTACCACAGCTTTGTTAACGGTTTTGTCATTGATAAAGCATGCCGTATTGCTTACGATGTGTACTTGTCATTCGTGAACACCGATTACGAAAAGGAACCGGACGGCAGCATTGGTATGATAGAGCAAAAGCGCCTGCAGGGTAATATCGATGACCGTGTGAAAGCGGAGATGGCGGGTGAGATCAGTGGCTTTAAGTCATTGGTTGACCCGGCAGACCAACCCGGTAACGGGGTGACTAAAATAGCACTGGCCGTTCAGCCAAGAGGCTATCATGAGACAATTCAGGTTGAAATAGGAATGACTAATGCAGTTGAGTAATGGGATTTAATAGTAAAACAGCACAGTTTGCCTGGAAGAATTTTAAGTTATTGGTTGATGGCCGTTATATGACCGAATTAACCGACATTGAAATTAAGGAGAGCCGTGAGATTGAAGAGATCTATGCGGCCGGTGATGAAGCCCAGTATCTGGGTGAAGGTAACAAGGCGGTCTCCGGACATATTGAAATGTTACAAAGTGGCTATGAGGCACTGGTGACAGAAGGTAAAAGCCGGGGCGGCACAGGAGCCCTGGACGTGGAGTGCACTTTTGTACTTTCCTACATCCCTAAAAGCAATGAACCCATTGCTATGCGTATTGCAAAAACCATTGTAGACCGGGTTGTTGGCGTAAAGTTCACTGAGGAAGGAAAATCCTTCTCACAGGGTGCGACCCACATGAAAGTACGCCTGCCGTTCAAAGCCCTGGTTTACGAAAAGCAAATATAGTGATTAGTGCATAGTGCTTAGAGCACCGGGCACTGAACACCAGGCACTGAATTAAAAAGAGAAATTAAAAAGCGTTTAAAATCATTTTAAAGATGAAAGTATCCCAGATTCTAGCAATGGATTTCACCAAGCTGAGCTTTGACCAGCTTCAAAAGTTAATTGAGAAAATAAGAGCAGCTGCAGCCACTAACCTGGAGGTGCCGGAAAAGTGGAGAGAAAAGGTAGCCGAATGGAAAGGCAAAGGCAAGGTGAAGCATGCACATGTGGAAAGTGTTGGTTCCATCTTCTTTGCATTACCAACCCGCGAACAGGTACAAGCAGCTGAAGAGTTGTCCACCGATGAAGAGGGCAAAGTGGATATCTATGCCAAAGCGGATCAGCTGATGGCCGACTGTTACCTGGGCGGTGATATCACACTGGAGGATGTTTTTTCAGACACTGAGCTTTACATGAGTGTGGCCAAGTTTGCACTGTATGAACTGGTACAGGCAAAAAACGTGCTCTCGGGTCTCTGCTAATACAGGCAAAGTCCCGAATAGAAAGAGGTAGCATAGCCTATATCAATGCAGAATTAAAATACTACGGCATTTGTTCAGAGCCTGAGAAGTTGACCGACTGGCAATGGGCTCAGACATACGCCACACTTGAGGATATACGAACAAGAGAAAAAAAGGAGGCTGAAGATGCTATCGGACGGCATGACATATCTGATTAAGATTGACACCAACGGTAACACCATATTACCAGGGCTGGCCGGGAATGCCAAAAAAGCAGACACCTCCCTCAATAAAATTGGCGCCACCAGTAAACGCTCTTTTAGTTCTCTTTCTCAAAGTGCCCAGCGCAGTAACAGCATCCTTGGTAAAACAAGGGGGCTGTTAGCTGGCATTGGGCTCACCCTCACAACCGGTGTCCTGGCATCCGGGATTGTTGGGTTGGGTGCCAATTTTGAAAAGAGCATGAGCGAAGTTAAGTCGCTCACCAACGCCACTGCTGTTGAGATGAGCCTGATGGAAGCATCAGCCCGCAAAGCAGGAGCAACAACAGAACACACAGCCCTTAGCAGCTCGAAAGCGATGGGCTTTCTGGCCATGGCTGGTTTTGATACCAACCAAATTGTTTCAGCATTACCGGGTACCTTAAGCCTGGCATCTGCCGGTAACCTGGAGTTAGCCCGATCGGCTGATATTGCCACCAATATACTCACCCAGTATCGGATGAAGGCATCCGAAACGGGTGTGGTTGTTGACCAACTGGCACATTTGCAGGCTTCATTTAATACGAATATTTCAGAGGCCGCAGAGGCCATGAATTACATTGGTCCCAAGGCGGCAGCAATGGGGATCAGCCTGGCCGAGACAAACGCCTCCATTGGTATTCTGGCCAGTGGTGGTTATAAAGGGACCATGGCAACCCGTGCCCTGGGAACATCATTGGTGAGGTTGACAAAACCCACCAGCCAGATGCAGGCTAAAATTGAGGAACTGAACTTGAAGCTATTTGACTCCGAAGGTAAGTTTGTGGGACTGGCGGGTACGATAGAACAGCTGGAGAACCGCTACGCCTCTCTTACTCCACAGCAACAACTAAATGCAACTGCTACCCTCTTTGGAGCTGAGGCCGTGGATAAATGGACGGTTTTACTGAATGCCGGTAGTGATAGCATTCGTCAATACACCGATGATCTGAACAATGCCAGCGGTGCGGCCAATCGCATGGCTGAAATAAAGATGGACAACCTGGCAGGAGATTTTAAAACCCTGCAAAGTGCCACTCAGGAAGTCGGGCTTCAACTGTTTGAGCATGTCGGGCCATCCTTAAGAGCAGCTACTATGGAAGCTACTGTTTTCATTAGAAGTTTGGATACTCGAGAGATAGGGCTATACCTAAGCAAAACGGTTAACCTGTTGTATAAAGGCGTTATCTGGATCAAGAATAACCACCGTTTAATTATTGGACTTGGTAAAGCCTACGTGGCTTTACGTGTGGGTATGTTTGCCTATACCAAAGCATCGATGATTGCCAACCTGGCCGAAAAAGCCGGTATTGGCTTAAAATGGGCTTACATAGCGGCAACCAGGAGCGCGGCTGTGGCAAACCGCGCGTTAGGTGTTTCTATGATGATGACGCCCTGGGGAGCCATAACGGGAGCCATTGCACTGGCAACTGCAGCATTGGGCATGTTTGCAATTAAGGCAAAAGCTACTAAGGAAGAAGTAGATGACTTAAACCTTGATAACATACTTAAGAAGCAGCAACGGCAAGAGAATGCCTCTTTACTTCCAAAAACCTTAGAAGACTTTAATAAACTAAAGGCTGGAGATTTATCACAATTGCAATATTCGCAAGTCATTTCCAACGCAAAAGAAAGAATAAAAACTGCTCAGGATCAAATATTAGATTTAAAGGTAGCAGTTGGCAACACCGTTGGTGGTGAGTGGGCAAAAAAGAAATTAGCACAATCAAAAGATTTAGGGTTAAGTGCCGGCGAACGCGGAAAGGCAAAAGTCGCCTACGACAAGTTTATGGAAAGGGAGCTGTCGTCTTCCGCAATTGGATTGAATAAAGGTGTTAGCTACAGTAATTTAAAGAAGATAATAAAAGACAATCAGGCCCAGATTAATAAGGCATCAACCTTCATCAATGACCCGGCTTTAAAAAGTGGTTTATCCGGGGGTGTTGTTGCTGAAGGTGAAACCACCAGTGACAATGTAGTTAGTGGAGGTTCAAAACAACGCATTGTTAATGTCACCCTGGAGAACATTGAGAATAACTTAAACTTCAATGTGGCCGATAAAATCAATGAGATTTCATCGAGCATAGAGGAGCTATATGATTTAGTGAACAACCAAATGGTAAGGGTATTTAATAATGCCAATCAATTAGCAGACTAATGGCGGAATTCGACATCGAGAAAATATACAGCAGTATTGCCAGTTATAAGGGCTTGCCGTTTCCATTAGGGCTCAGTGACCTGGTTAAGTACAAAGCCAAACAGATAAAGGCAAAAGGTGATATTCTTGGTAAACCCATTAATTTTGTTCAACAAAAAGCTTACCCGGAGTTGGATAACTACGGTTTTAATCGAAGCGAGTCTGATATATACGGGCGCACTATGATTGCCCCTTTGCAACTGGATGGGATTAAGTTTGGGTGTGGCGGAGCCGATGCCAGATCCGGAGAGCACTTCCCATTCCAGCCATTAATGACTGTGGAGGGTGGTAAAAAGATTGTTCAAACGACAATACCCGGTGGTCAGGTTCCTGGAACAGTTAAAGAGTTCATCAATTTCGATGATTATAAAATCAAAATATACGGTCCCTTAATCGGGACTAACAACTACCCATGGTTACAGCTTAACAGGTTAAAAGAACTATGGTTACAAAACATTGCGCTCGAAATCAAAAGTGATATCGTGGCCGGGCTCTTTGAATACGTAGTGATTAAGAAAATAAAGCTGCATGATTTAAAGAAGCTAAATAAAATACAGATGTACGAGATTGAGGCAATCAGCGATGGCGGCCTCGAGGTTGAACTGTTAATGGGATAACATGCTGACACCTGTATTTGAAATAATTATTGACGAACATAAGTTCAGGGGCTGCCATAGCTTCACGGTGAATAAGGACATGGATGAATTATCATCAACCGGTGATATCACCTTTCCGCATAAAGTGTTTATCCGTGAGAATGGCAAACGCAAATACCTGGAGTTTTCATCACTGGTAACCCGTGGTAGCGCCATTACGATTAATGCAGGTTACAAAGAGCATGAAATGAATAAGGTGTTCAGCGGCTTTGTAAAGAATATCGATCCTGCTGAACGTATCCGCTTAACCTTTGAAGATGCCTATTACCTGTTGCGCAAAAAGCCTCTAGTAATCGATGCCAAGAATATTAAACTGGCCGACCTATGTAAGCAAATAGTAAGCGGTACCGGCTTAACAGTTGCCAGGAATATCACTGAATTAATGGTGGATGAAGTCAAATACAGCGGAAGTGCTGCCGGTTGCCTGGCACAAGTGAGGGATAACCTGAATTTGCATGTGTCTTTTAATGGTGGAGAGCTCTTTGCCGGAATGGGGATGCTCAATATTAAAAACACCATCAAAGTAACCTACGGGCGAAACGTGGTTAAGAATGGAATGAAAAGCCAGTTTAAAGACACCAATCCCATGCAGGTGGTGGTAGTTGGTAAGAAGCGCGATAATACTGAAGTAAAGGTGACTGTAGGTTTGGAAGGTGGAAGTAAAAAGACCTTTTACCGCTACAATGTAACCGACAAAAACACCCTTCAGAAAATTGCTGAAGGATACCTGGACAAACATTGGTTTGACGGATTGGCCGGAAAGATTGATTTGTTCTTTATCCCATTTGCGGAACCAGGTGGGGCGATTGATTACAAAAATGACAATTACGAGGATGCCATGGGCGGCAAGTACATCATTAAAAAAGTGAAGTACATGTGGGGATCAGGCGGACTTCGACAAGTAGTAACACCCGGTAACCGATTATGAGAGACGAAGAGGTAAGAGAAGCATTCAGAGAGTTTGTGCTCGACTTGTTGTCGTTCAGCTTTACCGGAAAGGTGGAGGCTGTTGATGAGCAAAGCCTGACAGCCACGGTTAGACATGGTGACCTGCCATACACCGCCAATTTTAAAAGTGTGGTGGATGATAAACAGGAAGGTATGTGGATGGTTCCGGCAGTTGGATCTGATGTATTCTGTGTACCTGAAGGACAATCTAAAGAACGCTTTATGATTGTGAAGTATAGCAAGATTGACCGCATCTATTTTGAGATAGGCAATACCAGGTGCAATGTGACCACCGATGAGATTACACTCAATGGTGGCGAGAATGGCGGGATAGCCATTTCGCAAAAGGTTATTGATGAAATTAAGGGGATTAAAGATGATTTAAACAGCCTTAAAACAAAGATTAAAACGTGGGTTCCGATTGCCAATGATGGAGGGGCCAAACTAAAAGCCGATTTGGCAACATGGCTGGCAGATACGTTACCTGATCCTGATCCAAATGTGATTATTAATGCTAAAGTTCAACACTAATGAAAGATTTCTTATTGGATGAAAATTATGATTTAGCAACCAGTAACGGGGATTTCGTTTGTGGTAATTCAGACCAACAGAATCAGGTACTGCTATTAACCTCGCTTCCCGGAGACTGGAAAGAAAGCCCAAACATTGGTGTAGATGTGGAAAGCTATATCAATACTGAAGATATAAGCGGGTTGCTTACTCAAGTAAAAAAGCAATTTGAAAACGATGGTATGACCGTTATTGGTCTGCCTAAGATTGAGAATGGCAAGATTAAAGTGAATGCTGAATACAAATAATTTATAATTGGAGGAGTAAGAATGGCACTGTTTGAACAAACATTTGAAAAGACCCTAAAACATGAGGGTGGTTATTCCAACCACGCAAAAGATAAAGGTGGTGAGACCTACAAAGGAATTGCCCGGAAACACTGGCCGGATTGGCAGGGGTGGCGCATCGTTGACCGCATTAAAAAACAATATCCAAACGGACATTTTAAAGCGAACCTGGATGGATCCACCCAATTGAATGAATTGGTAGCTGCTTTCTATCGTTCGGAGTTCTGGGATAAACTCAGCTGTATTCACATGCCCCAGGAGATTGCCGATGAATTGTTTGATACCTCTGTTAACATGGGCAAACATTATGGCGCTACCTGTCTGCAAAAGGCCTTGAATAAGTTGAACCGCAATCAAAAGGATTACCCCGACTTAGTGGTAGACGGCGCATTGGGTAACCAATCCATTGATGCACTGGAAGCCTACCTGGATACATCGAGGTACAAGCATAGGAACCGGGAGAAACTTATTGAGTGGCTATTGAAGTGGATGAACTTCTACCAGCTCAAGAAATACGATGATATTACTAACCGTGACCTGGAGCAGGAGATATTCGTGCCCGGTTGGACAGAAAGGACGTAAGGATGGGACTATTAGGCGGAAAACTGAAAATCGACAAGGTGTTTGACACTATCTCCGGAGGCGTAGACAAATTAGCTTTCACGAAAGAAGAGAAAGCAGAGTTTAACATGAAAGTGAGTGATAAGGTAGCTGATTTCGTTGGCTCCAGCTTGAGCGAAAACACCGGGCGTAGCAAAGCCAGGAGAACGATCGCTTACATTGTTGTAGGCAACTTCTTTGCCCTGTTATGGGCTGTGGTTGGTCTCTACTTCTATAATCAGGAGTCAGCCGCTTTTGTGAAGGATCTGTCTATTGAATGGAATGTCCCAACGGCTTTCATTATGGTGCTGGCCTTTTTCTTCAGCGCGTATTTGTTAAGAGGAACTCCGGTCAAAAAGAATGATTAAACCAACCAACATACTACCGGGTGAAACCTTGTTTGATGTGGCCGTGAGAAATTACGGCCACCTGCAAGGTGTCTTTATCCTGACAAAAGACAACGGCATTGGCATGACCGATGACTTGTCTCCAGGAACGGAGTTAAAGGTTGATGATTCGCTTTCGTTTAAATCCCTCAAGGGCATCAGTATTTCCTTACAAACAACTGAACTACCCAACGAGGTAACGGTAGAGCCATCCCAAAACATGTTTGACCTGGCCGTTCAGGTGTACGGTGATTTATCAGGCGTGTCTATCCTGGCAAAGGATAACGGCCATGAAATGACCGGTGAGCTAAGCGCCGGTGAGGTGCTCAGGAGCAGAAAAGAAGTAGCCAACAAACTGGTTGTTGACTTTTACAAAGGTCGCAATATTAAACCGGCCACAGGCCTGTCACCTGAAGAAGCCGACGAACTGAAACCTGAAGGTATCGACTTCTGGGCAATTGAATATGATTTTGAAGTGAGCTAAATGAGACATAAGACACAAGTAGCAAGACATAAGACTATTTGCAAGCCGTAAATCATCTTGATACTTGATACTCAAATCTTGATACAAAAAAGAATGGCACGAGACATCGGAGACATACAACAAGGCATTATTAACACCGTTCAAGGTGATGAAACATTAAATACCCGGCTGACCAGCACGAGTAAAACAGCCAGGTGGCGATTGACAACCTACGTGGTGGCCGTCTCTATCTGGATGCTTGAAAAACTGTTTGATGAACATCAGCTCGAGGTGAATACCATCCTGGCGACGCAAAAAACGCATAACCTGCAATGGTATTCCCAAATAGCCAAAGCCTTTCAATATGGGCATGCATTGGTTCTGGACAAAGATTATTATGAAAGTGATGATCCCGACGCGCGAATCGTAAAGTATGCTGCCGTGGATGAGATTAACGGCACGCTGATCATGAAGGTAGCCAAGGATAATAATGGTGAACTGGCACCCTTAAGCACTGCCAGTCCCAACGAGCTGACACCTTTCACCCAATACATTTTTCGCGTTAAAGATGCCGGGGTAAAGATAATCGTGGTCAGTGATGTGGGCGACAGCCTGCGCCTGGTGATGGATATCTATTATGACCCCTTGGTATTGAATGCCGACGGTACCCTGATCAGTGACTCCAGTCAAACACCGGCAGAGGACACCATTAAATCCTTCATCAAAACATTACCGTTTAACGGTGAGTTTATCCCGGCCAAACTGGTAGATGCACTTCAGAACACACATGGGATTGATATCCCGGAGATACTTTCGGTAGAAACCAAATATGCCCAAAATGATTGGGTAGCAGTGCAGGGAAAGGTAGTGCCCAATGCGGGTTACCTCACCATTGCCGATGAGGATTTAACACTCAATTACATTGCCAATGTTCGGGGTTGATTTCAATACGGTGGTAGTATGGCTGGTGCCAAAAGTTCTGCGTACAGGTTTTAATGTGAACTGGCTAAAGGCGCTGGTATCACCCATAGTGACGGTTTATAACCGGTTTACTACCTACCGCACCAATAATCTTTATAAGCTTGGCCATAACGGTCAGGTATGTTACCTGGAGGGAGCATTGAACGATAGTTTTGATCCATCCCTTCGCCGCATTTTTATCAGCGATGCCGGTGGTGATGTCATCTCACTGATCCACCGCGACAGCGATGTGAATGCTTTAGTATTGCACGATGATTCGCCAGGCACCTTTATCATGCATAATGACAGTGCCTATTTTGGTGGTAGTTATGATTTTATAGTCAACATACCCTATTTATTCAGCCAGGCGGATTTATACCGGCTCCATGCCCTGGTGAATTATTACAAGCTGGCCGGTAAACGATACGATGTAATAGTAAATACAAAATAACAATGGATAAACTGACATTAGAGAACAGGCGCGACTTCCCCATGACCACCAATGTGCTGGCATTTATGCAGGCCGCCTATGGTATGTTTGAGCAATTGGCTGCCCTGGGTGGCGATAATTACATTGTCTCCGGATGCACGGTAACCGGTTCCAGTGTGTCGGCTGGTTACATGGTATTGAAAGGAATTTTAATGCCGTTCACCGGCGGCTCCATCACCACTAATGTACAAATTGTAAAAACAATTCAAACCATTACTGTTGATACCGGCACACGCGAACAGGTATCTTATCACGCCAAATTTGGCACGAGTGCCAATCCGGATGAGAATGTGCCATGGGTAGATATCAGCCCGATGATTAACCTGCAACAAAAAGTAAATGCAGTGGCCGGGCACCGTTTAATGACCGATGCGGAGGGGACCAAATTGGCGGGTATTTCAGAGGATGTAAATAATTACGTCCACCCGGACAAGCACCCGATGAATATGATCGACGGGTTGGTCGAAGCACTGGCCGATAAAGTAGCTGCTGAAGCGGGTAAAAGGCTCATGACAGATGCTGAAGGGACTAAGCTGGCAGGGATTGCAACCAATGCGAATAACTATAGCCACCCGGCTTTGCATCCTATGGACAAGATAGACGGCTTGCCGGAGGCATTACAGGGGCTGGCATCATCAACAGAATGGAAGGGTGTGGTAGCCAAAACGGCAGGAATTAACTCGTTTAATGTAAAAGCCAGGCAGACAGGAAATGTCGTAACCATTACCGGGATATTCGCGACAGATGGTACTGATGGCTCTCTGGGAACGCCTTTTGTAATTGGCACCTTACCCACCGAAATTTCAGCCCCAAATACTAATGTTTATGGTGTGGCTGCTAGTAGGACGCAAGAAGTAACCAAACTGAGAATAGAAGCGGGTAAAAACCTATTAACGATCATAGATGATACGGTCACAGAGGTGGAAGGCTATGTGTTTAACCTATCTTATATCGTGTAACCGATGTCCAAACAACCCAAAAACACATTACGAGAGTGGTTCCGGAGAGGCCTTAAACCAACCCAACAACAGTTTTGGGACTGGCTGGATTCATTCTGGCATAAGGATGAACCAATACCGGCCTCAACTATTGATGGCTTGCAGGGGCTTTTGGATGCCAAGGTGGATAAAAAAGATACGGTGGATCCCGACCAGGTGGGCCCGTATAACCCAGCCACAACTTATGTATTTGATGCTGCCCGGGCGGAGTATGTCAGCTTTAGCAATGCCGGTAGTGCCGAACCCCAGTTTCAGGTAGAAGGCTTCTACCGCCTTACCGAAAATGCACCTGCAGGAGAGAATCCGGAGACGCACCCAGGGCATTGGGCGTATCAGGGGTATACTATCGGGGAAATTACTATTGATGATGTGGCGGAGCTGAATGAGGCATTGAAAAATAGACAAAGTATTCAGCGTGCCAGCCTGTCACGTGCTCAAAAGTTACCGGCTCCACCGGTCATCGGGATCGATTACAACGGCCGGAATCTTTTCAGGGCCCTTTCGATACTTGATGTACCAACAGCTTCAAATTTTGTAAGATCAAATGATGCAAACGCCGATGAAGCGTCCTATTGGTTTGATATTACCAACCTATCACCTATTACATTTCCTGATAACACCGGCAAGGTGATGATTGAAGGAGGAGCCGGTTCCTGGAACGATGACACCAAAGTATTCACCCCGGCGGTTAATGGTGTATTTCTGTTTGAAGAGAAAAGACAGGGTGACACCTATTACCTGAAGGTGTTTAGTGAAAGTGTGGATGGGCAAGGAACCGGGGGCGGTGGCGATATCACTGTTGATGCAGTTCCAACCAAAGGAAGTGTTAACGCCGTTGCTTCAGGAGGCGTTTATAAGACGATTAAAGAGTCTTTTCTTGTTGAAAGCCTGTCTGACTATGGTTTCATATCTCGAGATGAAGATTTCAAAGTAACAGCGGTGGTAGCTGCAACCGGTTTGACCATCACCCTCAAAAAAAGTGATGATACAGCCTATACCCTGGGCGATACCATTACCGGCGGCGATTACCTGAAAGTGTTTGGGGACACCTTGAATAAGACAGCAACCATAAAAGGGGAGATTATCTGATGCAGAAAATTATTCATAAGAGCCGGGAAATTAGTTATCAATTCAACTTCTCACCAGACAGTGTTGATTCCTGGAGTTTCGTGGCGGAAGGTGATGGTGAGATATTTGAAATTGTAGCCACCAATATTGATGAATCAGCCATATTAATAGGAGCAACAACATTGAACCTACCTAAAGAAATTTCTAGTGGACAACAGTATTCCGTTTCAATAAGTCGGCTTACCGAGGGAGAAGTAGCTAGTTTGGAAATAAAATGCAGGCGAAAAGTTAATAAGTCGAAGAGTTTCAATCTGACTAGCTTATTCAAATATGATGGAAGGTATGCCTACTGTTTGGAAGAATTTAATGGGGTTGTTCACAAAC